TCTCTAGATTGAGTGTTATTTTTATAATAATTAATGTGATTCTTAACAATATTATATGATTTTAAAAAATTGTAATCTATCATGTTATAACTAAAAAACCATTGTTTAGAACATTGATTTCTAAAATAATCATTATTTTTACCAAGTTCGTAATAAAACCAATAAACTGCATGATAATCTTTTCTAAATCCAGTTTTAATGCAATCAATTGCGGACGGTTTAAAATAAGGTTCGTCATAAAAATATACATTTTCAAATTTTTTTTTTAAAAGTTCAATAAAATGACTATCTTTTGGCGAAGCAATAAAAAAAGTTTCCCACATATGAAATCCATAGTTAATGAATTTTAATTTTTTTATTGAAAAAAAAACATCTAATTCGGAATCTTTATTGAATGAATCGTGGACAAATTCAAAATTTTTATTTATAAAAGTAGAAGCATCAACCCAAATCCCACCATACTTATATAAAAGACAAAACCTAAAATAATCCGACTGTTTAGCTAAGCCCAATTTTGATAATTTAATTTTATTTTCATCAGAAACGTCAATATAATTATATATATTTTTTGCATTTAATAAATTTATAGTATAATTGGTTAAATTAGTTTTCCAAGAACTTAAACATAAGTCAATAAGCTCTGGAGGTTGTTCATCGTGCCAATAACTCCAAATTAATCTAGGAATATCTTTCATATAATAAATATTATATTTATATCAAATATAATATTTATATCAAATATAATATTTATATCAATTATTCTTATACCGCGTAAATAAAAAACTTGGCAGCATCAACAAGCTTCCTAAAAGAAGAAACCTTTTGTGGGATGTTGTAAGCATCAAATTCTTCCTCTTCCTCATAATCACTGCTATCATCGTCGTCATCATCATCGTCATCTTCGTCATCGTCATCGTCATCTTCCTCTGGAACATAGTCACTGTCATTGGGATCATCGCAATCTTCTAGGGACTCATCGTCTAAAACAAAAGATTTCTTCTTACATTCCTTTTTATACTCATTCTCATCATAATCGCTGTCGCTTTCGTTGTCATACTCACTCTCATAATCCTCTTCATAATCATACACAGCCTTGCTCTGGGTCATTTCCTTGGGAGCCTTCCAACCCTTCACGTCATTCCAAGAGGCATTAATTAAAAATTCTTGAGCCAACTTATGCAAGATGGCATATTCTGTTCGCGCATGAAGTTGTGCGATGTTTGAAATTGGAAGTTGCTTCAATTCATATTCACTATACAAGCGGTTGGTCTCGCTCATTGACCAAGGAAGTCGGTGTCTGCTAGCGGTTGCTGTCATGGTATACATTATAATCTTATGTTCCCTTTAATACAATTTTATAAATATTTTATTAGACCACTTGAGCTGCCGGTCTATGGGTAACAAGCAGTGTAAACTTTGACGCAATCCACGTTCCAAAGACAACCCACATTGTTGAAATATTGTTTGCGCCATTTATAATGCACCATCTAAATGCAGAACAATGCGGAGCCGCAACCATTAATGGAGACATAATAAAACCCATGAAGGTTAACGGAACGCAATAATAAACATATAGTTGGGCTGCAACAAAGTGGATGACAACCCACAACAAGTACAATCCTGCGACGGTATTAATAAATTCTAAATATGGGCGCACCTTATTAATCAAACTGACCGAATTGTCCATTCTCAAGCGTTTCATTGATGTTGTTTATTTTTACCAACTAAGTATTTTCAATTTTTTTTGAAATGAAATAATTGGACCAAATAAATTAATAAGCCACACTAAATCTAATATTGTTTATTGGTTGATATTCTGCCCCCGCAAAAGACGAGTTAAAGACGCGATTTTCTATTAAATCCTTTATTATTGGTTCAGGACCGTAAATTTTTAATAAACGTTTATAAGATAGTTTATCAAACGCGGTAGTTAAATTGTAAATGTTTATTAGGCCATTGCTGCCGGCCTGTGTAGGAATGCTATAAAAAAATATACTCAGTAATTTTGTTTGTTTTTCAAAGACACCGTATCCCAAAGAAACATTTGTTCCTATTAAAACCCTCTGCAAAGTCTTTACTTGCGGTTGTTTATTAAACCTAATTTTAGAATCGCATGCAAATGCATTGTCTCCTATTTCTCCGCCATATATTAAAACTCTATTAATTGAACGACAATTAAAAAATGCAGCTTCTCCAATTTTATTCATAGTTGCAGGAACAACAAGAGGTCCGGCTGAATTTATTTTTACACAGTCACAAAAAGCTTGGATTCCAATACTTTTCACCGCCGCGATATTTACCATTCCCTCAAGAAGCATGCACTTGTAAAATGCAGTATCTCCAATTTTTATAACTTTATCAAATTTATTCACCTCCACTAAATTTGTGCAATACGCAAATGCGTTGTCTTGAATGACTGTAACGTTATTCAAATTTACAAATTTCAGTGTTTTACAACTTCTAAATGCATTGGGGCCAATAGTTGTTATGCGGCTGGGAATAGTGTATGAATTATTATTCGGCTCACGTTTAATTGGATACTGAAGCAAAGTTTTTTTGGTATTGTCTATTAAACATCCATCGTCAGCACCATACCGGTTATTGGAGACACCAACAGAAAATGACTGTAAACTAGAACACATCGCAAATGCATTAAATCCTATCTCTTTTACACTATTGCTAATTTTAACAGTTTGTAACTTTACACACAAGGCAAACGCGTAGTCTCCAATTGACACCAACGATTTGGGAAGCTTCACAGTAGTCAAACTCTTACAAAGATAAAATGCTTTTTCATCAATGTATTGAAGGCCTTCGGAAAAAGTAATTTGTGTTAAATTAACACAACGATTAAATGCGTTTTTTCCTATTTTTTTAACAGTATTTGGTATTGTGTACGATTGTACATTCTTTATAAATTCACCTGATACACCCGTCAAGACTCCTTTACTGATTGTCACCCCATTGACAGTTGCAATTGCGCTGGGATATAAATTTTCACTACTCATTTTGAATTAAATATATACATTCTTTTAAATTAAAATTAACAAAAAGTATTTATCTCAAATACCCTTCAAAGATAAATTGATTATTAGATGCGTCATACGCGATAGAATTAAATGATGTGTCAAAAATAAGATTTCTTCTAAGAGAATTTGTTGCCGAGTTAGACGGTGGATTTAAAATTTGTCCCAATATATTTTCAGTAATGCTTGACAACGTATTTTGAATATCTGAACTGGTAAAGGTTGTACGATTAGCATTATTAAGAGGATTTGAATTGCTATTTCTCTCTTGAGTTGGTTCTTCTAACATGTCTTCCTCTTTTGTTTCTTCTTCAACGTTGGCTTCATTTGTTGTCGGAGCGTTTGAATTATAGTCTCGTATATCACATCTGCAAACAGGACATCTTACATTTGTTTGAAGCCAATTATCAATGCCATTTGGAGAAAAAATGTGACCGCATGGAATTATTTGAGTAACGACACTATTATTTTCAAATCTATCCAATGTTACGGGACAAGAATTGTTGAGCGGGTTTTCAATTTCGGAAAAATTAACAATTCTCGTCGCGGTTTCAATTTGTTGTCTAGTTGGAACAACTGGAATGCGGTCATAAAACGTTCTTAAAAGATTAGTAAAAAAATTAGTATCATTTTCATTTTCTCTTGGAGGGCGCCCTTGCAAATCGGCGAATGGAATACTTCCATAATACATATATCTTCTATTTGTTGTAGTTTCTGTGTGATTGCGACGTCTCCTTTGTTCTTGTGAAATTCTAGAGTTATGGCTCTGAATGTGACTATTTTGTCTAAAACTGTGTCTAGGAGTATTTGAATTTTGAGTTGAGGTTGAATTTTGAGTTGAGGTTGAATTTTGAGTTGAGTTTGAATTATTTCGCGGTTGATTCAAACCAACAATCTGATTTATATTTCCTCTAATTTCATTTTGCAATTCACGCAAGGAATCCATCTGACGCGTTGTGTGGTTGTAAAAATCTATATACAAATCTAAAAGCAATCGTTGATCATACGATAATTCAAAATTTTGAGACATAATATATATTGTTATAAAAATATGTTTAAATATAAATTATCATAACTACTAAGACAAAAATTATGAACTTTGACAATTACAAAGATATGGGTTTAACTGGTTTGGCCAATTTGGGCAACACGTGTTTTGTTAATTCTTGCATTCAGGTTCTATCTCATACATACGAACTAAACAATTTTCTTAATGGAGGTGCGTATAAAAGAAAGCTAAAAAATAAACACGAATCCGTATTATTAATTGAATGGGACAATTTAAGAACGTTAATGTGGAGCGAAAACTGCATTATATCTCCAGGAAAATTTATTAAAACCGTTCAAAAAATTGCTCATATAAAAAATATGGATTTATTTACTGGATTCGCTCAAAATGACTTGCCAGAATTTTTACTTTTTTTAATAGACTGCTTTCATTCCAGTTTGGCTCGTGAAGTAAATATGAGCATAAATGGTGATGTTACAAATGAAACAGATAAGATGGCAGTTCAATGTTTTGAGATGACAAAAAAGATGTTTGCAAAAGAGTATTCAGAAATATGGAATTTATTTTACGGGATTCACGTGTCGCAAATTATTTCATTGGAAACTGGTGAAGTTTTAAGCACATCGCCTGAACCCTATTTTATGATTAATTTATCTTTGCCAAGCGATAATAAGAGTCCTAGTTTAAAAGACTGCTTTGATTTATATGTTAATGGGGAGACGTTGGGTGGAGAAAACGCGTGGTTTAATGAAACCACAAATAAAAAGCAAAACGTTCAAAAAAAAATTGTATATTGGAGCATGCCGTCAATCCTGGTTGTTGATATTAAACGGTTTAATCATAGAAATCAAAAAAATCAGATTTTATTAACATTTCCATTAGAAGATTTTGACGTATCTAGTTACGTTGTTGGTTATAAAAAGGAAACGTATATTTACGATTTATATGGAATATGCAATCATAGCGGAAATGCTTATGGTGGACATTATACGGCTTTTATTAAAAATGCAAATGGAAAATGGTATCATTTTAATGACACAAATGTTACAGAAATTACAAACTTGCAAGAATTAATAACGACAAAAGCATATTGCCTATTTTACAGAAAAAAAACAATTCAATAATATATATATGGAGGCCAGCACAAGTTCAACAATAGAACCAGAAAGTATGTATGGTTATATTAACAATTTATTAATGAATCCGACAGCTTTAATAATACTAGTCATAATTGTATTAATATATTTAATTGTTTTTGTTTCTTTAGGAGATTCTTCAAACACAACCAGTTCATTTTCAACTAGCGGATCATCTGGATTAGATAAAACGTCGGGAATAATCATTGCCATTATTGTAGGCATATTTGTAATATTATTATTATTCAACGTATTGCAATACTTTTTTAGTATTGATATTATGGCATCTGTAAAAAATTTATTTAACCCCACAAATCCTCAACTAGACATTACTGTAAATGAAAATACTGGTAAAGGCGCAGACTCATCAGAACCTATCCCAGAAATTTCAACAATACAGCAAGTATTTAATATTCCTGGCAATTATTATGGCTATGAAGATGCAAAAACATTGTGTCAAGCGTATGGTTCGCGTTTAGCAACATACAACGAAGTGGAGGATTCGTATAACAAAGGCGGAGAATGGTGCAATTACGGATGGTCGGATGGTCAAATGGCGTTGTTTCCTACTCAAAAAACTACATTTGCTAACCTGCAAAAAATTCCTGGACATGAACACGATTGTGGAAGACCTGGCGTAAATGGTGGTTACATGGCAAATCCCCACATTCAATACGGTGTAAATTGTTTTGGTTACAAACCAAAGATTACAAGCGAAGAGGAAGAAATGATGCAAAATACAACTCCTTATCCTAAGACCGAAAAGGATATTTTATTTGAAAAACGCGTAGATTATTGGAAGACAAAGTTAAATGATATTTTGGTGTCACCATTTAACTACAATAGTTGGAGCCGATTTTAAACTTATTATTATCCTTTATAAAAGAATAATAATAAGAATTAAGAAACTTAGTTTGCAATTAATTTTTGTTTTTTTGTTTTTTTATTTGAATCTAGGTTAGACCTCCTTGTTTTTCTCTGTTTTTTAGAACCTCCCTCCACTTCAACCATTTTCAATAACTTTTCGTGAATATCGTCTCCGATAACAGTGTCATCATTTTGGATTCTGGATTGATAATCGCCGCCAAACTGTTTTCTAGTAAAGGTAACTAGTCCGGCAGGAACAGCTAAATCTTTGAACAAATCAGCAACGCTTCCGCCTCCGCGTTGTAGTCCAAGATTTCTTGTAATTAATGCAGGTTCTCCTTTCTGCAATAAAATTGATTCAACTGTAAAACCTGCGCTCTGGATTTTTCCGCCTGACTTGTTAAAAACTAAATCGTGATCTTGAATAATATGTTGTTCGACCATATACATTATAAGTATATAAATTAATTGTTAGAAATCCGCTTTATTTCTGGAACAACCTTAACCTCACGTTTCTCTTTTAAATATTCAACTAACTGCTTTACTTGCGTTTGATTTTTAATGACTTCTCCTAAAGATTTTTCAACGTATTTAAATGTCAAAGGAGAAGAAACTTTTGTATTAACAAATCTCAATTTTCCATCGCTAATTTGAACTGTAGCATTTCTTAAATTATTTTCTTCAACGTGATTTGTTATATTTTCACTCAATCGGGTTTTTCTCTCTCGCAACTCGTGAATCTTTTCATTCAAAAGTCTAATTTGGTTGTCAATTGACACCCATTGTTGTATATTCTGTTCAAAACTCATATTATTGCAATTTATATATTGAAC